GGACATTGGTTGATACAAATCGGTACAAAGCCTGTTATTATAATTATAAGAGAACGACTTCATTAGGAATGCGCCAGTATGTTATGGACGCTTTTAACAAAGGAAATATTGAATTAAGGGATACCGGTAACATTATTAATAACCGGGAGAATGGAAATTATAAATATACAATATATCTGTTGTGTGGAGAAAATATACCTATTGCCAAACGTGTGTTTAATATGGATATTACTGATAGTGATAAAGGGAAAACGCCATATTTCTATATAAACCCGGGTAAGAATTATGGGTTTGAGGTATACAGAGAGTCACCTAACGGGAAAAAAGAAGTTGTTGTTGGATTCAGTTCGGTTAATGACGTTGAAACCTTATCGTTTCAGGATTTTTCAGACTGTGCATTAATCGGTGAACATGATTCTACCTGGTCAAGTATGAAGACATCGGTATTGCTGTGGAAACCAGTAAAGGACGACATACCGGACAAAACTTTATACCCGCATTTTTTTTACAATCAGGGAGTCTTGATGTCAACGAATGGGAATTTAAAAAGTCCGATTACTGATTTTCTCGCAATTCCATGTTTAAATGTAGGAATTACTTCACAACGTCCTGGCAATGCAGATAACGGTTTTCAATTTTTTGATGTGACCCTGCGTAAACCTATATGGTGGAACGGTTCTTCATGGGTAGATGCCAGTGGAGCTACGGTGTAGTGTTTTACTAATTATTTATGGTATGAAAAATAACATCTTAGGTGCGGTGGTCTATCTATCCACCGCCATAGTATTCGGTGGCAGTACTGCACTGCTGATGCTCTTTATCAAGGAGAACAGCGACCGTTGCCACTACTATAACGGCAAGTGGAGCAAAATAGACTTGCTGTGTGGAGTTGCTGCAATATGTGCGGGTATGGTTGTAAATCATTATTTGTTGAGGTTATGAAAAAACTACCCTGGCTATTAGTTGTATTGCTGGCAATCGCTTGTGTGGCGGTTTGGTTCTGTCCGCACGAGCCTTTGCCGGCAGAAATCCGTACCGAGACGAAGATACAGACGGTTGTTAAGACTGATACGGTTCTTATCTCCGCACCGATAGCGGTCTTTTGGCAGATATTGCCGAATGACACAGTACGTATAGGCGATACCTTGCTTCATCGCAAACGGGTTGTGTATGAAGATAGCCTGTATCGTGCGGTGGTGAGTGGATATGTAGACCCACGGCTGGATAGTATGACTGTGTATCCGAGGACGGTTTATCAGACGGTAACGAATGACATCTATCATCCGGTTCCCATCAAACCGAAGAAGAAGCGTTGGGGATTAGGGTTGCAGGCTGGGTATGGGTATCCAGGCGGTATGTATGTAGGCGCAGGAATAAGTTATAATCTATTTGTATGGTAAGAAAGAAATTAACGATGTAGAAGTTGGCTTGTAGCTGACACTCTTTCGGGGCTTAGAGTAAAAAGAAAGCCCCCAACGTTCAAATAATTATTGCCACATAAAAATTTGAAAAAAGCATAAGACACCGCACGTTGGAGGCTTTAATATCTTCAACACAGTATCTTATGCTTTGTTCGTATATAATCAAATATTTTATGTGGCAGGGCAAAGATAAATATAAAATTCAGAAAAACTATGTGTAAGTCAGAAATCTTTGCCGAAACAATCAATCTCGTGGCGCAGGAGACAGAAATACCCGCCAGCCGAATACTATCTTCGGATAAGGATACGGAAACCGTAGACGCCCGCTATTTGCTTGTACAGTTGCTTGTCGAAAGGGGAATGTACCCTTCGCAGATAGCTCCTAAAATTCACAAGACCAAACGCGCGATAAACTACATGATTTCCAATTTCCAGGAACGTATGGAAGGCGGGAAAATGTTGAGAATATATTGGGAAAACATTAGGAAAGCGTTGGGAAACAACTGATTTCATGGCAGTATCGGTATTTATACTTTTGTGATGCGGTTGATTTTGACCGTAATACAAAATATAAATCTCTATGGAAAGAACGTATGTCTTCAATCAAGACGGGAACAACGGAAATGGTGGCGGAAGCAAATTCGACATCATGGCTATGTTGCCCAACTTGATGGGAAGCAAGGGTGTAGACCCCGGACTTCTCGCTTTACTGAACCAGGGACGTGGCAGCCAAGACCAATGGGGCGGCTCGTGGTGGTTCATCTGGATTATCCTTTTGTGGTTCTGTTGGGGCGGCAACGGCTTCGGCAACCGCTTTGGCAATGGTGGCGGTCTGCCTGCTGAGCTTAACGGTGATGTCGGTCGTGAATACCTGATGTCAGCCATTCAGGGCAATGGCAATGCCATCAACCAGCTTGCTTCTTCTTTGAACTGCTCTACCCAACAGTTACAGAGCGCCCTGTGCAACATCCAGGGACTTATCGCCAATGTGGGCAATCAGGTGGGCATGTCAAGCCAGCAAATCATCAACGCATTCCAGTCCGGAAATCAGGCTGTTCTTACTCAGATTGCAGATTGTTGCTGCAAGACTCAGAACGCCATTACCACAATGGGCTATGAGAACCAGCTTGCGATGTGCAATCAGACCAACGCGCTTGTCAACACGGCCAATCAGAATGCTCTTTCATTGCGTGACGGTGCGACCGCCAATACCAATGCTATCCTTGCGAAGCTGGACGCCATGCAGAACCAGGCATTGCAGGACAAGATTGCGGCTCTTACAGCAGAAAAAGCCACTTTGACTGCTGAAATCTCCCAGCGTAACCAGAATGCTACTATCCTGAATTCAGTAGGACAACAGATTGCTCCTTTGGCAGCAGGCTTGCAGGCATTGCAGTCCGATGTCGATGGAATAAAATGCAAGATGCCTAACACCGTTCCGGTTGTTTACCCTAATATTCAAGCCATCAACACAGACTGTTTCCGTGCTGCGGCTTTCGGTGCTTACGCCGGTGATGCAATGTATGGACGTGGCGGTTGTGGTTGTAACAACTACTGGGGTTAATTCCGGTAAGAAAGGGGGTAATTATGTGGCCTAACTTTTTTACAGGATTTCCTTTCTTGTTCCCTACTATTGGAAGGGCTAATTTCAATACCCTTCCTACAGTAGCCGTAACGGTCGGCACGGAGAACGTGACTTTGGAGCTGCCTAACCATGCGTTCCGTAACAGAAGCTATGTAGGCGGTTTCTATGTCAGTCTCCGCCAGGCAATACCTGCCGGTACGACTGCTACACTCCCGATACTGATAGGGACTAATGGGGATACAAGACCGTTGCTGGCTTACAACAATGAGCCGGTGACTGTCGGCAACCTTGCCGGAACGGGTATCTACGAAATTCACTATAACAAGTACACCAACGAACTGTTCCTTGTTAACGGTGGGTATCGTCCGACAACCGCACCGGCACCGACTCCGACAGCAGAAGCAACCGCTCAAAAGAGCAAGTAGTTAACATGGGGCTTTGTGGTTGTTTCCAAAATGGGAATAGCCACACCCCTTTAAAATCAAACCAATATGTTTCAAAATCTACGAGTTAACAGTACATTATTTCTTCTTCACAGAGGGGCAAATCCAAGTTTGGAATGTGGGCAGGTCGTTAATGCAAGCCCTATAAAAACTATATATAAGACTGTTCCCAACATGCCTTATCCACAGCCGGTCCAAGTTATTGATTTTGTCGTGAATATAAACGGGCAAAATGTTAATTTGCAAGAAATACCGGCTAATGCCAATATTGCCGATGATGTTAAAACGGGGATGCTGATTACTGGTTCAAGAGACGAGATGAACACCGAGGTCCTTACTATGAAACAGAAGAGCGAGGATGTTCTAAAAAGCGTGGAATATCATCAGAACTTTCTTAGGGTGTGTGACCAGATGCTTGCCACGCTTAACCCTGAATTTGCAGCCAAGCAACAGCAGGAACAAGAAATATCCGCATTGAAAGGGCAAATGTCCAATATGGATAAGAACATGCAGGAGATGAGCAGGAATATGGCTGACCTCATTGCGCAAAACCAGAAATTAATGGAACAGCTCGGAGTTGCTGAAACATCTAAAACAAAGAAATAATATGGGAATGTGGGAAATATTGGAAGAAGGACGCGGAGAATATGATCGTGACTTCGGTATGAGAGGCGGTAATCCTATGGAAGAAGCCTATAGAGAGGGTTGCCGTTATGGTTACGAGAAAGCCATGCGTGAGATACAGGGCGGTGAAATGGGCTATCGTAACAGCGGTGGTTCACGCGGTGGAAGCTATAGCGGCGGCTCAGATATGGGCGAACGCCGTATGCCGGGTTACTTCCCGGAATATCCGGTTTACAGCGAACGCCGCGGTTCACAGCCTTACGGTGATGATATGGGCGAACGCAGACGCAGACGCGCCAACGGAGAGTTCATGTAATGGAGAGGGGATTATTCCCCTCTTTTGCCAATCACTTAAAATCAGGAAAATATGAAACAAAGATTAGATACATACGACAGAATACCGCCTGCAATGGCCGACTATCTCAGCCAGTACGGATGGCATTTTAGCAAGAAGATGTGCCTATGGGCTGTTTCCCGCATGAAGATGGAAAACAAATCTACGGGTAAGGAAGAAAAGCTAGAGCCAATCAGCAAAGAACAGGTAGAGGAACTTCTTAAAAAGTACAGTATAAACCTGGAGAAGGATGCAGGGTACGACAGCGTTTACGTGGCAAACATGGCGAAGTCGGATTACTACAAAAGTTCTATCACTGACGAAGCCCATCTCGCATTGTTCATTAAGGATTACATAGATGATGTGGACGCTTACAATGGAATGCCTTTCACTCGGTTCTATGCCGACTGCATAGGCTCCGGCAACCCGATTATTTGGTCTGAATTAATGTAATTCATATATTTGCATAAACTAAAATTTGTGCTATATGAAAGAAATTTGGAAACCAATTAGTGGATTTGAAGGACTTTATGAAGTATCTAATATGGGAAATGTAAGGTCTGTTGACAGGATTGTGAAAAGAGGGAATTGCTTTGAAAAAAGAAAATCTCACCTTATGTCTGCTGTTGCTTCTGATGGTACTCATGGATATTCTTATGTAAACTTATATATGAATGGTAAAACATACCCGAAAAGAGTGCATCGGTTAGTCGCAGAAGCATTTATTCCTAACCCTGAAAATAAGCCTTGCATTGACCATATTAATACTATAAGGAACGATAATAATGTTGAAAATTTAAGATGGGTAACATATAAAGAAAATGCTCTAAATAATATAACATATTCTCGATGTAAGCAAAATACTTATTCAAAGGATTCAATTAGAAAAGCCTTAGAAACAAAAAAGAAAAACAATAAGAAAAGAGCTCCTAAGACAGTCTACCAATTTGACAAGCAAGGTAATTTTATCGCTAAGTATTATTCTGGAGCGGAAGCATCAAGGAAAACAGGAATAGATCATAGCAGTATAATAGATGTATGTAATGGAAAATTAAATACAGCTGGAGGTTATTTTTGGGGATATGATAAGGATAACGTTAATATCAGAGAATTGCCTGTTACTGCCAATGCAAGGAAAGTTTTGGTTTATGATAATCAATGGAATTTTATAAATGAATTTGGTTCTGTGTCCGAAGCAAGCCGTTTTACAGGTGTTTCAAAGTCGCATATAGCAAGAGCTACTAAAACTAAAAAACCGAAAGGTAAATATGGATTTAGATATAAAGAACAAAAAGAAACATTTAAAACATGATAATACAGGAATTTTACATACCGGATTATGATTGGGAAGTAAGGGTATATTATGCGGTGGACTGCTATTATACCGACCGCATCATCGCCGACCTTCAGCGGGTAGGATGCAGGGGGCTGGATTTGGTGAATGCCTATAAGAACATGCGCTCCTGCAATCTGAATACGGGTATCACTTACTCTAATATCCGAAACAGACAAACCGTAATGGTTATAGCCCTTACTTCTTCCCCGGCAGAGTTTCAAAACTCTTTCGACCATGAAAAGGGGCATCTATGCCGGCATATCTCACGGGCGTTCGGCATCGACCCGTATGGAGAAGAAGCGCAGTACCTTAGCGGATATGTGGGACAGAAGATGTTCCCGGTAGCGAAGAAATTTTTGTGTGAACATTGCAGACGTAGCTTATGTGGAAAATAGTACAAGCCATTTTATCAGGCAAATCACGGGAAGAAGTATATAACATGCTTTCTCCCGAACAGAAAGATACGCTGAACAGTCTTGCCATAGCAAATGGTATAAACCGCCAACAACGTAGAAAACTTGAACGTGATGCGAAAAAGGGATTACATAGATGAACTGCTTGAATTGGCGGACAATGTCCTTTACATGGACTATTGCCGCCTTTTCCGGGTTATCCAATGGAACGTTTAGAACGCTTTGAACGGATTCTCCATTGGGTTATACCGCTTGCCGTTTTGGTGAGGGTATTAGCTTGGTGTCTCTAATTCTTTTGCTTTAACCGTATGATTTCTGCCCCACATTACTGCGTTATACAGCGAAGTGGCATACATCTTAACCTCTTCCTTGCTCTCAAGGAAATCAACCTTAGAGGCTGCTATCATAGCCTCCTTATAAATCTCTTTGTTTAAAATATTATTCTCTTTCATGTTATCTGCATTTCACTTTTGTAAGTCCATACTTAGCCAATCTTAGATATATCGTCCTTACACTTACATCCAACATTTCAGCCATTCTGCGGGGCGGCATGTTTTCTTCCTTGTATAGCTTGGTAATGTTTTCTTCCGAAAGCGGGTCAACGAAAGGTTTCTTCGGCTCTGCTATCCCCATCCGTTTACGTGCTTTCGCTGCATATGCTTCATTTTGTTTGTCTTTTGTGACGAAATAACGGTGGTCTTGTTAAGGCGTAGAGGGAATAGCCTTCTTTCCACTTCCTTGTGTTGTTCGGCAAGGCTTTCTACATCCCCGTTGACAGTAGTGTCAACCTTCTTGTATTTGTCCGGGATGCGGGAATGTCTGTCTCTGATTATTCTGTCTGCTTTTCTCATGACTTCTCTTCATTGTCTGAAAACACTAAATTTTGTACTTCTTCTTCCCATATATCTCCCTCATTTCCTTCAAAGTCAAGATATACCGTATCTTTAGGGCTTGGATTGTTGAAACTAGAAAGCAGCCCTATTACCTGCATGGGTATGGAAAGTCTTTCTCCTTGTGGTGACGGGAGTTTTATTCTCACCCGGTCACCTATTTTTAATTCTGTTATATCCATTATTTTATTATACTAAATTTATGATACCATTTATCTGCATAACTGAACCATCCTATAATGAATGATTTGCCGAAGAGGGTTGCTTTGTATAGTTTACTCATGTGTTTCTTTGTTCTTTAATTTATCAAGGAACTTGCTATCTCCCGAATAATTCACACCGATAGCCTTTTTGCTTTCAACAATCTGTTCCAAAAGGGTTATAGCTTCCTTTTTCACTTCTTCCACTTCATTATAACCGCAGGCTTTATCAACCAACTGCTCCATAGTCGATTTAGGCTTGGAAAGCTGTTCTTTGAGCTTGTTTAATCTCCAGTAGCAGTAATCAATTGTGGCAATGTGCTCTAATTTACTCATGGTTGTTTTCTTTCAATAACTCAATGTTGTCGTGTATGTTGCCAATAACAAGACAGTCTTTATTACTAAATGCTTCTCCAAAGAAGTGGAGATATAGCCAACCTTTTTTATCAAGCGCAAATCCAGCATAATGATTACTGTACATAACCTTGCATATATCTCCGTTGCATTCAACAATATCACCTTCGTAGATTTCTTTACCGCTCTTGTCACGCAAGCCCGTGAACTGCCCAACAGTTTCAGCCCATACGTCATCACACCGGCAGTCTTCCGGAGAATATATCTTTGCCTTGTCTGTGAGGATAAGTCCGTTTTCGTCCCTTCCGGCAGTATAGAAAAAAGAGAGAAATCCATATATCCATTTCCCCGTATCAGTACTTTTCCCTCTGAATTTTATTTCACGTTTCATAATCAATATCTTTTCTCGTTTTTAATCAATCAGTTCAAATTCATAAACGAATACATAGGGATTGGATTCCCATGTACCTTTGCCGGATACTTTATCTATTAGTTCTGCGAAGGCGTCACAAGGATTACTGTAGTCGGGTATATCTGCGTAATGGAATGAATAAAAAGGAATATCCTTTTGTCCAGCATCCCATTTAAAAATTCCTTCCTTAAAGCAATCTTCATCGGAAATGTTCTGCAACCGTTCTATCTTGATGTCGGTAATGCGGATATGATGGGGCATGAAGTCAGCGCGGACAAACATTTTATTAGTCCAACCGGGATATAATTTCAGTTCAGGCAATATAGAATCCAAGTATTCTAAGAAAGCTGCATTTTTCCCTTTTCTATGAAATCGGTCAACATCCATATAGCTTTGCGCAATGGCAACAACTTCTCCAAGTTCATATTTCGGCAATATCTCGCCCATATCAAACTCTCTTTCATCAGCATCGTACATACAAGGCCAATCAACAATCTTTTTGTCAGAACGGCGTCTGTGTATATTGAATCCTGCGACCCATTCTCCCCTAAAAGTTCTTGGACATTTGATTATTCTTCTCGTCATAGTCTTCCGACCATCCAATACAGCCTGGGTTAGACTGTATTTATCGTTGAACATTATCTTCTTCATTGCTGTTTCTCCTCTACTTTAAAAGACAATTTCTCAAGTTTCTCAATCTGCTTACGAAGAGAAGCGATTTCCCTAATCCTCATTTCTTCCGCCTTTTTCAACGCTTCGGATTTATCGGTGAATGCGTTTTCCCCTATACAGAAGTAAGAACATAAACCATCCATTACATATTCTCCATCTTCAAATCTACTTATAATAATATCTGCTTCTATCTCTTTAATACCTTTTGTTAAGGCATACTTTGTTATAAATACTTTTGCCATAGTTATATAAGTTTTAATATTTCTCAAAATTTGGGATTTGTAAATAGAACGAATTTCGAGACATGGGAAGCCAACACTTTTGCTCCTCATTGCACGTATTCCAATTATCTTCTCCAAATTCATCATTTAATGCTTCCACTATCTTATAGGCTACATCTTTTACAAAATGAGTATTAAACATCTTCTTGTCTTTAATAACGATTGTAGGTGTATAGAGTGAAATTTTATACTCCCCACCGTTTTCTATCGACCAGCTACCTTGTGCTACTGTAATGTGAGGATTGGTTTCATTCTTATACTCTTGTACTATACTTAGATAGCCATTAAAATAGTTGGCTATTAGCTCCGACTTATATACTTTTAGTCCCGTTGCTTTTTCTAAAAGTTTTCTAAGCCTATAAGCATCATTTACAACAGGGTCCATTCTCATATAAGTTTTAATGCTTCCTGTAATCCTGCTTCAAGTGCTTCTTCGTAGGCATCCCAATTCCCACCATCGTTAGGTCCTTCAGGAAAACAAAAGACTACCGTTCCCATATCTGCTTTAGATATATCGTATGTGTAACCAGAAGCACTATTATATATAGTGATATGCAGGTTCTTGGTTTCACGCAGCCACTTTTGGGCGATATACAATGTTGGACACAAAAATTCAACTGATTCGTTATCTATTTCCGTACAACACGACATACTTTGCGGAAGGTCATATTTTGTAATAACCTTATTGCGGTCTATTAGGTGTTCACACTTCCAATTGAAACCTTTCTCTTTCAGCAGCTTCGCAGTCTCTAATGTTACGAGTTCTTCGGTCATAGTTCACTCCTCCTTATCTATCTTAATATCTGTCACTTTGCCACGATTGATAAAACCGCCACAGCTAAACAAATCGGTTATACATACTGTGTAGTCCACCTCTGCGCATTTCTCGTACAGAGAGCATGAGGCGCAATGAATATTATCTTGCACCGCTTCATGCAGCACTCCGTCTATTATTATTCCGTTCTTTATTTCCATACCTAACCAAATTTAAACAAGGGGTATATCCTATGAAAAGGAGTAAAGTGTCTAATTTTAAACTTAATCATTATGAATATTGGATATACCCCTTTTAATTTCTACTTTTGTTTTTGTCTAATTTTAAACATTTATGATTATGCAACAAAGAGTTCTAACTTTCTCTCGACGTTTCAACGTCATTGATTCCTATGGAATGAATTTAGATGATGTAACCAAGCAATTAAACGAAAATGGGTGGACTGTGAAACAGATTGTTTCTACTACATTCAACCATCAAATCGGAAAAGACGGACAGCCTTATCCAGTATTTGTTATCTCATTGCTTGTAGAGAAAGCCTAAAGATTGTATCCAACCTTTTGCTTTTCTTTGTACATTTTCCACTGTCGGAACTCTTGCAACTCCGACAGTGCTTCATCAGCCCCCTTTATGAAAGCATAAACCAATGGTACTTCGTCTAATGTGAACCCAGCTTGTTTCACTAAGTCCAATCTTAATTTTTCATCTTTTTTTGTCCTAAACATAATTCAATCTCCTTTCTCTTTAATCCGTTCCAGTACATCCTTGTTGGCTTCGAGTATATCATCGAAAGAGGGGGTGGGAAACCATGCCACAGGCTCCCATAATGGAGGTATACTGCTCATTGAAGTATAAATAGGACTGTCTTTGTATGTATCATTGATATAACCGTCCATACAGAACCATACTCCATTACAGTATGTGCCATTAAATATTGCGCCATGCTTGCACATGATAATGATATTCTCATTTTCTTCCGGTAGCTGTTCCTCAACGCTTATCCACGGAGATTGCTTTGCCTGCCATTCGGCACCTTTTATAAAATATCTTTTCGCCAATGCTGGCAATCCTCCCCAATCTGGCATCTTATTGTAAGCCATGCTTTGGGCAGCTTCTTCTAATGTCTGTTTCATAACTTATCCTTATTAAATGTTTTGATTTATGTAGTTCACAATCTTTTCCAACTTGCTTGAAGCAAAATTGGTTTCATGATTTAATCCTCCATATTAGGTAGTAAATCTTCGATGTATGCCCAGCGCATATAATGATTCTTTTCCGAAAGTTCTTCCCATGGCTTGCTCTTGGTTAAATAGACCAAATCATAAGCACTGTCAATATCCTTCACAATGAGCAACTTCCCTTTGTCTGGATTTTCGCTTGCATCATGCCACACGCTGTTGATTCGCCAGTTCGCACCGGCAATAAATCCTTCTTTAAATTCATCTGCACCACATTCGCAACAATCGAATGCTGTATTATGACCGTTACAATGTTCGCAATATTCACGTTCTGAACATGGATAGGTTCCATTACAATTATAATGCTTATGAATTGCTTCCCTTGCTGCTTCTTTTATTGTCTGTTTCATATCTTATTTCTTTTTCTTGATTTAATCTTGATTGGATTGTTTTTTGTTCCGGCACCGAACCGTTCTAAGCGAAAGCCGTGTATCCGAAGCCAATATTTAAAAGCTGGAATAGTTGTTTGTTTCATATTCTTCCGATTAAATTATTACCATGACATCACGCTTTCTAGCGAATATAGAATCCGTTATATAGTACGTGATGGCTTTCTCTTCCGCATCTCTCAACAATTCGTGTTTAAGAATCTTATAGTAGGAGTTGGTATGTCCTGTATAGACCATGATTTCTCTTACCCGTTTCAAATCGTCTAAAAAGGATTGAGGGTTATGTTCCTTTATTTTCTTTATATTCATTTGTTTTCCTTTCTTTTATTCCGTTCCCGATTGTCTTCCGAAACACACATTTTGCACCATGATGTTTTGATGTGATACGCCTTTCCGTTGCGATAGATTGTCCTGTCATAGAAGCAGGATAGTAGAAGCGGCCTTTTGCAGCGGCTGCACACCTTGCGTTCTACACCGTCCACCATCACCCGGTTTCTCGGTTTCCGTTTCACTATCTCGCACGGGCCGCATTCGGATGCGCCGTACTTCCGGCAATAGGCAAGGGAATGCTTGCCACATCTGGCGAAAGAGGTGCAATCGGAGCGGGGGACTGTCTGATGAACATTCATATTTCTATTACTATTAAAATAGGCTGGCCTGAACCAAAGTGCCTTTACTCGTTTTTGTTTCTCCGAAACACTCTTGACGAAAACGGATGTTACCCGCTTCAAAGTAGTGTTTGTCTTTATCGCATCCCCAGAAATCAAACCCAAGTTTATAGGCAGCAATCCTATCGCTCTGACTACCCATATGAGGACTTCCAATCTTGTACCCGGATTGGGAATATTGATTGAGTAACCATGCGTATAAGATTATCGGTTTTTGACATGGATGAATGCGTTTTTCATTCAGATTTTTATTTCCTTGCTGGATGATTGCCTTAGATAAATCCTTACCGCAATAAGAGCCTTGAATCATTCCTCTCCACATACAATATACAAGGTCTGTTCTGTTATTTATACTGCAGTAAGCTATTTCACAATCATATTGATCGGACTTGCCGTTTAGCTTATCCCAAACAATGCGCCCACCAGTAAAATCATAATTAAAGTAGTTTACTCCCCATATTATCTGATTTTTACTAACCCTTTTTACTTCATCGAAATACTCTGGTGGCGGAACTCGTGAATCCCAATCGGATTTAGGATAGACAGATTGTTTAACAGACAATATACTACCATTCCTTTGTTTTACAGTATTAGGCTTGGCAGAAGGATTATCCGCTCCAATTCCGTAAGGCGGATCATCTATTATCAAATCAAAAAACTTATCTGGAAACTTAGATAGAAAATCCATTCTATCACAGTTATATACTTCACTTATAGGCATAGTTTAATATTTTTCCGTTTTCGTATCTCAGAACCACTCCTCATCCTTTCCGACCTCTACCGAAAGCCAGTCCATGAGGAGAATTATAAGGTTATAAATAGGTTTCATCTCACTAAACTTTTATCGCATTGGCAATATTATCGGCATCCGAAAGTTTTCTTACCAGCACATCAAACGCTGCTGTACACCGCTCTGTGTTCATATTGACCGTTTTCCCGATTTTCAAACTATCGGAAGCAAGGTTCATCATCCTTGCCACATTGGAAAGCTTCAGGTATTCCAACGTAAACCCGTTAAACCGTGCATCTTTCTTCCGAAGTTCTTTAATCCTTTCGTCGAACTGAATACAGGAGTAATCACACAATGTCCTTGCAAGTTCGAACCTTGCAATCTCTGCGGAATGGGATATGCCGTTATCGTCAAGAGCCTGCTTGAACTGCCAATACAACATATCCACGTGCTTGTTCACTTCTTCCGTATACTTGTCGTTGCAGTCGGCAAAAAACTCGCTCCGGTCTGAACCGATAACGTTGTTTACAGTACGCTCGTATTCCTGTCTTGCCTTGTCGGCATCATTCAAATACCGTTTGAATGCCTGTCTGTAATAAGGCGTTCTCTTCATCGCATGCAGGCTCTCGATAACCTGCCCGCAACAGATGTCGTTCGTGAGCAATATGTTATAAGTGCAGAGTACTACAAGGTTCTCATACTTGCTGATTATCTTGGTTGCTGCATCGGTAGTCATTGCCTTGCGTGTTCTGCCTTGTTTATATTCTTGTTTCTACTCTCTTTTGCAAGTTCATCAATCATGCGCTGATACTTCCTTGCCACCAACGGGCAGCGTATGCGCATTGCATTGTCACGCTGCCACTCCAATTGTTCGATTTTCTTTTCAATCTCTATGTCCATGATTATTTACCGTTTGTTTCTTATTTGGATAAACCCTCGTTTTTCGCATTCCCTCAACAGCTCCATATCTTCGTCCCTTATATCACATGGCGTCTCATGATTAACACTCATGTAATCCGATATGCCAAACTTTTTGCATATATCATAGTAAAAGCGTCTTTGCCTGCCTCTTGTCGTCCAACATATTGTAAGTCTCATACTTTATTGTCAAATTTATGTTTTCGCCAATACTTATAACTGGCGTACTCTCCACGTCTATCAAACATTATACGCTCGAATGTACCAACACGCCGCAATGCTTCGTTTGCGTACAGGTCTCCACCGGCTATCTTAGCTTTCAACATCTCAATGTACTCTTCCCGGCTATACTCTTCTCCAGTAAAAACATTAATTTTTTCTTCCGGCATTGAGTGTATCACTTCATCCCGCTCCTTATCGTAAGTGGCAAACCAGCTCATGATGACAGAACCGTCTATTTTGCCGTAAAATCCACCGTATGATGAGTTTTCCCTTGCCCGTTTAAAACAAAGGCAAACGTCCTCAATTCTGAAATAATAATACTTGTCAAGGATAGAGTTTACAATGGATGCTACTTGATAGTCATTCATATCCTCGCGGCTACGGCCGTAAAACAACAGAGTACCTTCTATGAACTTTACAAGAACCGCCTTTATGCAGGTTTCGTTATCTTTCCTCCATTGTGATAATTGTATGGGAGGTGCGTTTATCGCTTGGCTTATGGAAGTTATCTCATTACTGATGTTCTTGCAGATAGCAATCAGCTGCCTGGAAGATAGAACCGCTATTTCCTTGCTTGTTAGTGTGATTTCTGTTCCCATTGTCTTTTAGTGGAAATAACCCTTGGTAATTATTACTCATGCTTTGCTCTATTATTGCAATCATCATCTGCTTGTCACCTCCCGAAAGAGTTAATAGCTTCCGGTAACATGCCTCTGCTCCGGTCTGCTTGTATGGCTGCCCCCTCTCTTTTTTGTAGTTGAGCCAGTATATGAATATATCCTTGTATTCTTCCTCTACGAAATAGAGGTCAAGTACCTCTTTCTTCCTTATTGAGTTTCTCCCGTCTATCCATGCTTTCGCTATTTCATTTCGGATTTCGGAAGGATATTTCAACGCATACTCTTCTGATTGCTGCTTTATTGTTTTCATATTATTACTTTCTATATGGTATTAAGAAATTTGTTCACGAAGTAAACTTGTCCTTTGCCACTAACTTTTGTAGTCAATGTAGTATGTAAAACGCCATTACTTCCAGAGCGTACGCCTTTTTTGATTACAAACAACCCTTGTTCTATGTATTTCTGATTTGGCACGTTATATCTTTCTCCATGCTTGCCCAAATATCCGTTTTTACGCATCCATGCAAACAATCTCTTTTCGCCTATATCGTATCCATTCTGCGCAATTAATTTTGCAAGCTCTCCGATAAGGCATGAACTTTCCGCTCCACTAAATGCGTTTGTAAAGGTTACAGCAGGTTTGGTTTCTTCAATTATGTTTTTGTTCTGTTCTTTGAGGATTTGATTTTCGCAAGCCATTCTTTGCTTTTCCTCGCGTTCGCTCTTTAACTGCGTTGCAAGGCTGATAACAAGGTCGGGGTTGTTTATCATCTGCTCCAAAGTTGGCTGCGTGGCGGTCATACCGTATTTAAGAAGCTCATCTACTCTCATATCCACCCATACCGCTAAATCGGAATTTAGTTTTTGTGCAACACGAATAGCGACAAGACGGTGTGCCCAAGTGCCTGGATTATCTCCACCTCTCTTAACTATCAGTAAATCAGCCAAACTAAAATTTTTTAGTTTGGAAAGTGATGTGCAATAATCGCTGATTCCCTGCGAGTTAACAATTGTGGATAAATTCTTATCGGGATAAGCTTTCGCCATAGCCGTAAGGTTTACCATAACATCACTCCCTTTCTCAAAAGGAATTATATTTCCGTTGTAATCGAATTTAATAATTGAAGTATTCATAATATTTAATTTTTTAGATTTTGCTCAATAGAAAAGTTTCTCTCCCTTTTTTCGGAAAGTGAGGTAGCCCGATAAAAGACGACCCAACACGATAAGTATTTCAATCATGGTTGTTACTTTTTGACTATCCCCGTTCTTCTGTATTCCGCCCACTTATCGTACTGCTTCGTCTTTACGAGGAAAGAGAAGCACGAGCATTTTAATTCAATCTCCCTGCGTTCGCTCCATCTTGTCCATTCGAGAAGTTTTTTCGTAAACTCCAGTTCCTTTTCGAGCTTTGCGATTTTCCGCTTGTCGGCTGCGCTTGATTTTACAACCTTTGGCGCAATCTCGTTCACCTTGTGAAAGACTTCACGGTACACATCAAATACGGGGCGAACTTTGCGGGCAATGAAGTATTCTAAGCAGGAGACGGAGAGGTAGTATTCTATTGTTGGTCTGCCGCCTTTTGGGTTTTCCGCTTTTTGGCGCAAAACTTGATAATCAACGTCTTGGATGAAGTTTTTAGTTAATTCTTTAGTCGCATTATCTTTTCTTGAATAGGCAAGCATCCAGCAACTATCAAGGTTAACAGGGTAGGGAACATTCAGTTTTGAAAGTTCTAAAATAGCTTTGAAATAGCGTTTGATTTCTTCGGTTGAAGAAGATAATGAAAGGGTGCACGTGTCGTGTGCAGACGTGAGTCCACAATTTACTATACTTCGATTGCTGCTCAATTTCATTGGACTTGGCATGTTATGAAATTTGAGTTATTAAAATAAGAAAGGCTATCGCCTCACGAACCGCCAAGTCCAAGTTATTACATAATCGTAGTAACCCATGTGAGTGATAGCCTCTATATCTTTGCAATATAAACGCAATGCGCAGCCACAAAAAAAATAGCTACTACAAATTATGTCTAATACATGAACTTGGCGTGTTCGCCGCAAAGATACACACTCAAATCAAAATGCCAAAGGAAAACTATATTTTTTTAATCCAAAGTCTTGATAGTAATCTCAACACGAGGATTGTCCTTATCAACGAATTTGCGTGCATGGATAAGGCAGCAGTTGTTATCGTTCTTGATACACTTTATGCGTTGCAACACGTCAAGTTGCAACTTCAAAACATTATCCAAATCACTTCGTTTGCTCGGATAATACACGTCAATATAAAACTCAAATGGCTCATTTATATTTAAATCCCTCAATTGTCCGGCTTGCCAAATAAACGCCTCTTCGTACTTTTTCAGAGCAGGAGTTTTTGCTAAACATCCGTGCCCATTAATTGTTACTATCTTCATGCAATTTGGCTTTGAAGGAGCAACACCCTTTATAGTAGCTTTATATTCCATATTAGATATATCTAACTTTAAGTTCCACATTCACCGGCTTATCTTTCATCATGGAGAAAGCATCGAGTATCCTCTCCTTAGTCAACTGGATAGGTCGGGTCATTATTTCACTCTCTATGTTTTCCAACGGTATCTTCTTTCCGTCATAGGTAATAAGAATCGCAGAAGTTATTACGTAAGGACTCATGTCTTGTATTGTTTCTTTATCTGCCTTGCAATCTTCTTGTTCAACTTACTTAGACGCTCTGCCTGCTTGCTGTCACCTCCAATATTATGAATGTCTGACTTTCGGTCTGCAATAAGCTTCTGAATGATTGCACCTTCGGATTTGGTTATTGTAAGTTTCATTCAATTTGCATTTATGTAGTATGGCATATCATTCGTCTTTTAGTTCAACTCCCAAGCATAATACTTTGTCAGACACACCTACATCATCAAATTCAAGCTCTGAATAACTTGTTTCGTATGGATAAGGATATATCTTACCGTACTTTTTATGCAACTCGATTATGTCTTCATCTGTCAATTTACGTCTAATACGCATTTCTATCTCGTAATCGTCAGAAAGATTTTCAATGACCTTTCTAAGCTGACCTACTGTCTTAATTTTGTCTATTCTCATAATCTTCGCCAATTAAAAGCCCCGAAGCGTATTCTCCGGGGCACAACCATTATTTACTAACCCTTGCCATTTATGTGTGGCTCACATTTATGTGGAGATGGGGCGATTCGAACACCCAATTAAGGACTTATCCTTTTGCGCTACTTCTAAGGTTAATTACTCCTTATATCTCACGTACCGTACTTTCTACCATGTGCACCTCTCGAAAGTCAAAAGCACTCCACTGCGCACCCCCATTTTCGCCCGCCCAATCTTCACAGACCGGACAGGCAGGTTAACAAATAGTTCCCGGATAGGCGGTCAAGCCACACCGGGATAGTTAACTGTTAGCTGAAATTAAATCACTTAACCCGAACCTTTCACGGGACTTCTGCGTGAGCAGAGGACTTTCGATTAATTATATCAAGTCTAAAATCTTTGTCTTTGCAATAGCGTCCAGCTTCATATCTTGAAGCCCCTGTTTCATGTATTCCGCTGCCTTTTTGTTGGCATCGTCCATGTCTTTTGCAGCTATTAGAACATAATATTTGTTCTCTTTTTCTTTCCCGTTTTCGTCTACGAAAATCTCAACAAGAGTGACCTTATAAAAGAACTCATCTTCCTGCTTCTCATTGACAATCTCACGTATCTTACTCCGGCTGATTGCGAAAACATCACACTCACCGTTGTATAGCTCATTGCCTTTCAATTCCACATGACCGAAAAGTTCATCATCGGTTATGTAATGTTCGGTGACTTCCTTTTCATTGCCTTTCTCGTTAACCTTGTTTACTTTTAGCTTAAATTCGTACAGCATGATATTATATGTTTATAGGTTACACATCAGAACGGAAGGTCGTCTTCCCCGTCGGTCTGTAAGGTTGGCGCTTCCACCGTAGCCGCAGCATTCCCGGAACCCTCAAACTCATAAGGCTTGAAGTCTCCCAAGTAAACCTTTGACTTGGCTTCTGCTTCTGTCTTGTTCGCATCCTTATACTGCTTTGATAAGTATTGTTTGCAGTAATGGGTATTTCCGTATTGGCTCGGCTCTCTACGCTCATTAATATTAACGTTAAGATAGACGGCTTTTGCTTTCAGGTTCTCGTCTATACTTACACAAAGGTCGTTTTCTTCTATCGGAATGACAACGCATTTCTTATTCTTGATTGTTGCTATGCCCGCTTTTTCGAGCTTTAGCAAATTTACGCTTCCGGTTAAATTCATTTTTTATTCAGTATTTGATTAATGATTTTGTTTGCTTCGGTTATCCGTCTCTCAAATTCAGCGATTACGGCATCGTCCCTTGTTATCTCTACAATGTGAATGTTATGTTTCAGGAAAGGGCAGAAAACGACAAAATCAGCTTTGCTCAATCCTGTACAGGACATCTCCGCTTGTACTTGGTAGAAGTATAGAGGATTTACTGATTTAAGCGTATCGTTATCCTTAACCTCATTCATATACTCCATGAACTTTTTAGAAGTTGGACATTTTATTTCCACCACCTTTCTTAAGCCGTCTTTAATCGCTATGCGGTCGGGAGAAGCGGAGAAGTAAGGTATTGTAGGGTGCTGTATACTTTCGCACTCTTCAAGTTCGAATCTTGTGACAAGCTGGTAACGTTCGGCGGCAAAATCTTCATTTTCGTGTCCGAACTCTATAAACTTGTTGTTGATGCTTACCTGGTTTTGGTATATCTCAAACAGATAATCATCTTCAATATACTTAGGGAGTAGGTTTCTTTCTGCTGCGACTTCATATATATATGAAAAGGCTGTCTTCCCAAACAGCTCCCCTTTCTTTCCGCTTGTCATTAAGTCCCCGATGCGACTTCCCGTAAAGTTCCCCAGGCGTTGGCGAAGCCATCCAAAACTACCCTGTTCAATCATTTTGTCTCAGTATTAAATAATTCGCCTGTATTTTCATCGACAACTTCCGCTTCCTGCAAAGCCTCTTTCATTGCATTGCGTCTGGCTTCCTCATTGTCGGGATTATCATTGTACGACACTTCGGCTTCGTCTATGTCGGTTTCTGCCAGGTTATCCTTTATAATAGCCTGGTCGAATGTTTGGGCACGTTGCATTTCAATACTTAAGATACCAAACTTAGAAAGTAGCATTTTTAAAACTGTCTTCTTTGCCATAGAGTCAAAGTCGGTAGACCATATGCCTGTGCCGCGTTTATACGTTTGTGAAAACTTCCTTCCGTGTTTTTCGCAATCTTCCTTGCTCATATAGAGAAACTTCTCAAAACCGTTGATGAGACTGAAATAAGCCATATAGCCTACTATCTTATCAGAAGAGCGTTCTCCAAATTCATATTCTCCGGTAAATCGGTTCGACTTCTTTATCTCCCCCTCATATATCTCATTTACGTTTATTGTCTTATATTGACCGCTACGCATAGCAAGTTGAACAAAACCTCTCCAACCCATTTGAAATTGCGCTTGATTGCCGTAAGGGACAACGTAAGCAAATCCGAGATTGGGATTGATAGGTAAATCTAAAGTAGCTGCTACCACAGCGGCATTCATGATAGACTGTGGTTCTGCCTTTTGAAGCAATGTATTGCTATTGGCAACCGCTACTATCGAACTGATAAATCCCGGCGCTTTCTTTCCGAGAATTTCTTTGAAACGTGCTTTCACATTGTCATTCGCAAGCATTGATTTAAGCTGCGGGATTGTCGTTATTGTACTCATTATAAATGTTTTTTTAGTTTAACAATATCTTGATAGCCCTTGACTAACGCAAAGAAACATCCTTTCGTCTTCGAGTTCGTCAGGTGTATAATCATATTGATTACATTCGAGTTCTGCGCGCAACTCCTCAATGTCTTCCCCTATAAGCTGAATGATTTCTTCTTTTGAAGAATAGCCGTATTTGGGAAGATAGTCCAAATCGCAAGCCTTGACTTCGTTCAGCTCCTTGTACAGTTCTTCAAGTTCATTTTCCATTGTATTGTGTTTTTAAACCGCCCGTACAAGGTTAAAGGGAAGCGGTGCGCACTTCGCTTCTCTCACGGCTTTTAGAAGGTCGGCTTTCGTATTGCTTCTTAGCCCCATTGCGTAGCCGGATTGGCATGCGCCAGCATTTTTAGCGCGGGTCAAGAGTTCTTCTTTTAATTCTTCAAATGTTTTCATATGATTGTTATCTTATCCTATCTGGATGTCTTTCCAAATGTCAATAAATTGTTTTGCCGAATATTCCGCAAGTTCGCGTGTTTTATAACAAAGGCGAGACCCGCTACCCGCACGCGCAAACGCATAACCGAAATCCGAACCGCGGAAAGCGATAGAGGAAGGAGACATAATGAAATAGGGATAATACTTGTTCTCACCCGAGTTATCCCAGTCTGCTTTCCAGCCTTCATTCAGAGCTTCCGTAATAACTTCCATTTTATATAACGCAATGAAATGCCTGCGCATGTCTTTAGGTAAATCTGAAAAATCAGGGACACCTTTTCTTCCTGTTTCTTCCATTGCGTCTTCAAACGTTTTGATTCTATCCATTACGTTTTGATTGGCAAATATTTCTTTGCCGTATAGATTTTCAAGCATCTGCTTTCCTTTATTGTCCGCTTCTCTCCAAGCCTTTAAAGCGTTCTTTTTATCTACATTTAAAGTCATAATTGTAAGTTTATAGGGTTATAGAATAAATTGTTTCCACAAATCAATGAATTGCTTCCCGCAATAATTGGAAAGCTTTTCGCTTTTCAAACAAAGGCGAGACCCGCTACCCGCATGCGCATACGCAGCATCGCAAAGCGAATCGCGGAAAGCGAAAGAGGAAGGAGACCCATTAAGCTTGAACCACGGATACCAACGTTTCACGTTAGCATCGCATACATTAAGTTTCTGACCTCCATTTAGAGCTTCCGTAACGATAGCCAGCTTTTGATAAGCAATATCGTGTTCCGTCAAGCCTAACTCCAATAGCTTTTTCTCATCGAGTGGTTTCCTTCCCAACTCGTGACAAGCATCAAGGTAGGTTTTCACTCTTTCTGTAACGTCTTGTGAAAAGAAATCCTCTCCAAAGGATTCTTCCAATACTGTTTTTAGTTCTTTTGAACCGCTCCGATATAGTTCACGGGCTTTTTGTTCACTTAATTGTAATGTTTTCATATAATTGTTATTAATGGGTTTCAAATAAAAACCGGACTATCTTCACAGACCGCCCGGCTACGACTAAACAAATACTTCATCTGTAGTGAAGATGTTGCGACACCCGGACTCGAACCGGGACGAGTTGTCAAGCTCCGCACATCTAAGGTTTGACATTCCTATCATAGAGTGCTGCGTCTACCATTCCACCATGTCGCAGTGTTTCCCGGCCAGCACGTGGACGGGACTGTTTATATTAAAAGATATCATGAATTATTCACCCTCACGGGCTTATTGAGTAATTTTTAAGAAATCAGGAGAAATCCCATATAAGGGTGTTTTACCATCCCATTTATCAATAAATTGTTTGTATAAGATTTCTTTCGTCAATCCTCTTGACGTAATTAGAGCCTGTTCTGTCTTTAACTGTTCAAGCTCGTTTCGTTTTCTCTGTTCTGCTATTTGCTGGTCTAACACAGAGATATTGGTATTAACCTCATTACGGCTATCAATCTTTTCACGTACTGCTCTTGAAAATTCAAGCTGCGCGGAAAAAGTCAACAATTGAAGCCCTCTTTTCTCAAATTCTTTATCCACTATCTGCTCCAATCTTTTTTCAAACTGTAAAGACCCACCATCAGCCATTAAACTGTCTGTTTTATGCTTTCGGCTCTCTTCTTTTATCAGATCGTAAATACGAGGCTCAAGTATGTTATCTTCAAGACTTTGCATAAAGCCATCCTTGCCGAATTCTGTATCGGCTTTGTCTATATGTTTGTTATCGAATACAATATCAACAGCCCTATTTTTTATAACTTTATATGAATAGGTGGGACGTGCATTAAATTCTGTGTTATCGGCAGCTTTCAAAGTGACAGGTTTGGCAAATTCACCTCTTTGGTCAAATAATGGGACTTGAAACAACTCTGTACCCCATTCCCAAGTGGAAACTCTACCCGATACCACCTTGAAATCCTCTTTCCCTTGCTTACCGTAGTTCTCCATCAGAACCCCAGCATAGTTAGGGGCTACTCTTTCGCAAGAAGCGAATACCAATAAGGTCATACAGACCAATGTCAGATTAATCAATCTCTTCATTTTTTAAGTTTTTAATTAGTTTATAAAAAAAATAAATTGTAGTGGCTGATATTACTGCTACGCCTAGCCAAGCGTGTAGGTGATTAAAAATCCTGTTCCCAATAGCAATTCCGATAATCAAAAGTGCTATTAATTTGATGTACTTATTCATAATTCTGATTATTTGGTTATTATTGTTCCCGTGAGCGTTCCGATGGTTGCCTTACTACTCTCAAACATCTATTGAGAGCCACGGGATAATTACATATTACTTCAATTTTCTGATTATATCACCGCCATAAGAATATTGAGTTAATTCTATAAACTCATGTACGGTATAAGTATCATTGTCAATGTCTATTCCCTTATTGGCACAGAATGACAGCCTTCCTTGCTTGCACGAACCGGTCAGCACATGATGCCAATGGAACAATTCTTTAGCCGATACCTTTTTAGTAAAGTCCTGAAAATGCTTTTTAAAAGCTTCCAACCTTTCCTCCTCGGTTGAATCGTCATACAATTTTTCTTGAAGCGAAGCAAATGCCTCGTGCAATGTTTCTCCATGAGCGAATTTCCCATTCCTTTTTGCAACAAATGTCTCAGTCAATGTAAAGTCATCGTTCAGTATATATCCTTTAGCTACATTGTCATGAACATGCTTGATAATTGTAGGAATATCATCAATGATATATGCTTTGTCGCCATTGAATGTTTTAATTCCATCGCCAGAGCCAGAGCCAGAGCCATAGCCAGCGCCAGAGCCATCGCCATAGCCAGCGCCAGAGCCATCGCCATAGCCAGAGCCAGAGCCATAGCCAGAGCCAGAGTATATACTAAGAAACTTTCTTATCTGTTCTTCCATACGGCTACCTCCTCAATGGATTTTATCGCTTCATCTGTACAAGGAATTATTTCTATAACCCCCAAAATAGAGATTATCGGTACAACTAATGTAAATTTACAATCATTAGGTCTTTTCGTTCCCTCAACAGCTAATTGGCTGATAGATGCAGCCCCATACCAACACCACAATCTTCGGCAGTCTGTCAATGTAACCTCACTACCATTTTTTTCTTTCAATACTCCGTAAAATACGCCCGCTCTGTCTGCTCTAATAATTACTTTTTTCCCAATCATAATTCTATATATTTAAAGATTAATAAATATTGGCTCCCTTCAACGCAACAATACGTGTTTAGCTTTCAGCGTGCCCGAATTTGACGGGAAGGGAGTATATATAATAAGCGTGTACGGGCGCCTTTCATTACCACCGCATACTTTATACCGATTTAAGACTGTATCGGACGCCTATGTTGTCTTTATGACCTTTGTCTCCTGCGATACGGGTGCCCAAACCGCATACTCTCTACCGTAGGACATTTCGGTGCGAAGAGACAATCACGATAACCAAGCCTATACGGAGTCACCGCGTTTCCGCTATCCGCAATCCTCGGTTATATTGAAATAAGTCTAAATATCAGATACTTAAACCTTATTTCACATTCAATACGTCAAAGAACTATGTATTTTGCTCCCTCTGCACGACTCGAACGTGCGACCTTCGCTAACCGGAAATTACCGGATACTAAACCTTCGAACAAGTAACCATAGCGATGCTCTGCCTGCCTGAGCTAAGAGGAAGGAGCGTTGTTCACACAACGCGGTTTTAATAGTCAAGACTGTCGTAATACTGCTTGTTACTCATATACTCGGATACTACCGCCGACCGTGAGCTGTCGTTTATCCGACTTCTGATGAAGTCGTACTTATCGGAACTCATGCCGGATAATACATCATCGTTGTATTCTACACGGCTGCTGTATATACATCCCGCCATGATTGCTATTATTAGAGCAATCCGAAGAGCAAGCCGAGAGGCTCTGTTTAAATCGTAGGTTTTCATCTTTCCAAATATTTAATCAATTCCGATTTCTTAAATCGAAGAAGTCTGCCGTTCTTTGTATGAGGAATATTAGATATATTGTTATATAAAGTACCAACACTGCACCCAAGAATATTAGCAGCCTCTCCTACCCCAACCCATTCATCCGAACATTCAATCACTGTTTCCTCTACAATCCTTTTCACATCCTTGCGCATAAGTTTGTACAGTTCTTCTGCTAATATTCTTGCTTCTGTGCGAGTCATAACTTTTTAACGGCTGTAATTGTAATTTCCCATGTTTTCGTATTAATAGACACCTTATATCTCTCTACATCCGGTCTTGGGTCTGCTAAAGCGGCTCTATAAGCAACAGCTCTCGCTGAATCGCAAGCTCTGTAATCACTTAGACGTACAGTAAGCGAAGTCCCTGGTTTAATCTTCAAAATATCTTCTCTTGTTATTTTCATATCATTTATTATATAAATTTTCTCACTTTATTTGTTTTTTCATAGAAAATAGCTATATTCGCCGACATAAAAACAAATACAAGCGGCTTTTATGGTTGCTTCTATTTTTTATGTCTTGTTGTTGTCGTTCTTTCGTTCTAACAACAGTGCAAAGATAGTAACTTATTTTGTTACCACAATAAAATAGTAACTTTTTATGCTACTATTTTATATGTTATAAAACATGTTTTGTGTAAAGTTTTGATTAATATATTGTTATGAGTAAGTATGGAAATACAATAACGCTAATATTGTCTGCAATATCTATCATGGTATCTGTGGCGGCTCTATGTAGAACATATCCGCATACCTCTGATTTGGGAATGGACTATCAAGGGGTGATAGTGGGAATGTTAGCGCTGCTTGTAACGATACTTATCGGGTGGCAGATATACACCGCAATAAATGTAAAGGAGGAATTAAAAGATATAAAAGACTTAAGGAGGGAAATAAACAAGCAGGAAAGAGATATATACATACGTTCGACAAACAATCTGTTTGAATTTCAATCTGCAATGTTTATGATGTATGACAATAAAAAAGAGAAAAGCAATTCTGATATATTTCAGTTGTATCTTCATGGAATATCATCTATATATCATTTGTGTAGCCTGGGAAAACAGAATGAATGTACGAGTATAGTCAATATCTTAATTGCAAGAAAATCAATTTTAATGTCGGAGAAATTTCAGAAAGAGCAAATTGATTCTTTAATGGACATACTTCTTTCAGCAATGGACATTTCAAAAGTTGAGAATGCTGTTCTTTTAGTAAACCTACTTTCGGTTGCTCCAATAAAGAACGCACCTTAAATGTATCTGCATAGATTTGATATATTGATTTCATAACTAATAAATTAATTAATGATAAGATAAAACTAAGCATGCAAGAATTAAAGACAATAGAGATAACGAAACAGCAAAAAGAAGAGCTAGTCTCTCTGATTCTTGACATAAAGAATCACCGTTTGATAGATGGTTTTCAGGATGTAGTTCATCTCGTTTCTTGTATAGTTCCCGAAGTTCGGCATCCTCTACCTTGTGGAGTATCATAGCGCACTCCCTCAGCTCTTCCAATTCTTTTGGAGTATATCTTACCGCTCTATGAGAGAGGAAATTGCTGGTCTGTTTAGTTATACGGTTTTTCTGTTTTGGCATATTTTTCATAATTCGCTCTTTGAAATGTTTACAATCGGTTATTATTCAAATTCAATGTATAATATCTACTCATTGTCTTGATATTTTATATATTAAATTATCACGCACGTATGTGTTTATATACGCTGTGTAATCCCATTCTCTCTGTAAATAATATATGTTCCCAAAATAGAAATATCATAAATAAGCAGCGTTAATGGGATTATCAAACGGATTTTCATAAACAGGATGATTGGACACTTTGAGATTTGATGATTCTACACGCTTCTTGTGATTATAAATAACGTGCTTATATTTCTCGGTAGTCCCTCTGTCGCATATAGAGTAAGAACAAGGAATGACAATCCATCCGCTTCCGTCTTTGGGGTTATAGATAAAATGTTTCCTTCCCGTTCTTTTGCGCCACTCCTCAACGGTGTTGGCATTCACGGTATGGATAACCATTTCCCCGTGCGCCCTTGTCTTGGAGATTACTCCGTTTCGGAACATTTCATTCATCAGTCTGTGTGCGGTACTTTTGCTTGAACCGGATATATTTCCAAGTTTGCGCAAAGTCAAATCCTTGGTAAGGGCACAACGCTTTTGTTTCGGTTTCCCGTTACTCTGCGGAAAGTTGTCCCTATCAATAGAATTGACTGCACAAAGAAGCATAATACAGTTCAGCTCATGCACGAGCATGCGAATTGAATATTCCTTCTTATTCAGTTTATAGCAATAATCAGAGGTGTAATTAAAAGGTGTACGCCCTATTGACCTTTTGATTTCCTTGCTTTTAAAAGTGTTTGCAAGAAAGCTGCCTCCTTTTACGGAAAACAGAAAACTGTCGTTTAACGCTCCGTTAATAAGGCGTTTGGCTTTATCGTGAGAAACATGAAACAGTTTCATCACTTTATAAGGGGTTACATCGGTAAGTACAGAATTTGAATACAGACACTTGATGCCAATAGCAAAGGCAAGCAATTCTTTTTCAGCCTTGCTTGCCTTGTATCTTTTGATTATATCTATTGGTATATTAAGTATGTCCATTGACCGATTGTATTTTATATAAAGAATGAATCCCGTAATAGGTAGCAGCTATCACAGGATTCATCTCATATAATTAGCCCGGAAAGGGATAATATAAACTATGTCATTCAACAACTGCTACTTGTTACAGATGCAAAGATAGTAATACTTTTTGTTACCAGCAATATTGTAGTAACAATTTTGGTCACTGATTAAAAAAAATATAAATTATGGAAGCGTTTAACGATTACACTTATCGTTTTTTAGAGACGATAGAAAAGTTGGAACTTACCGATTACAAGGTGTGGAACACTTTGGAAAATCTATCAAAAGCCACCATGTCTAAAATAAGGCGTGGAATATGCGGTGTATCTATGAATACGTTGCAAGAGTTTTGCCAAACATACCAAGTCAACGCCAACTACATCCTCACCGGCAAAGGACCTATGTTCATAGAAGATGAAGATAGCGGTTCGAGTCAGCAGGACACAGATTCTATGTCTCTCTCTTACGATGATCTGTCAAGGTTGTATGAAACAACCGTTTCAAGATACGAGAGGCTTTTTGGCAAACTGGAAAAACAGTTTAACGAGCTTGAACAGACTATTACGAAAGCAAGAAACGAGCTTGAACAAGCGCTTTTAGACGTAAAAAATGTATTGGAAGAAAAAAAGACAGCTTAATAGCAGCCCCTATTTTATTTGTAGGGGCTGTCCTTGCTTATTTTTAAAGTCCGGTAACTTTTGAATGTAATATATTCATTTTACAAACCGGATGTTTATGGTGCAGTTCAGATTTATGCGTTTCAAAGTCTTTTTCCAATACGGAAATTCTTTCGTGGGCCAATTCAAGGTCCTCGGATAGTCGTAGTAATTGTTGCGTAAGAATTTTAATTTGCTTCATCATACAGGGCGCAGAAAGGTTAACTTCTTCCATGATATTACTTTGTTTATTAAAAAATGATAGTTTGTATAACATATAACATCATTGTTCAATAAATGTTTTGAATATTAATATGTTATTAAGCATGTTTTTGTGAAATAAAATTATTACTAAATATTTAATGAAAAAAAATACAGAACAAAACGAAAGGGCGATAGACAGGCTAAAGGCATTTGCTCACTATGCAAGGTATGAACTGAAAATTGTAAAAGGATATAGCTCCTTTGAAGTATACTGTAATATAGGAAATGGATATATCAGTAATTCGGATAAAAGTGGAAAAGGCAGAGGAACGATAGGAAGTGATATAATATCCCGGATTTCCGAAGCATTCCCTATGCTTAATGTTAAGTGGCTATGTTCTGGGAAAGGCAATATGATAGATGATACCTGGAAATACGAAGAACAGATTAGCAAAATAAAAAAGATACTATTGTGATACCATGCAGTAATAAACCTATATAACAATGTGATAATCAAATAAATAAGTTTTATAACACAATCCCAAGCGGATCACTTGAAAATCAAGCAGCTATCTAAAAAGATAGCTGCTTTTTTCTTTTGTATATACTGCGATTTGACGGCTTTGATGTAAACGAACTAACGTAAAAACTTCAAAATAAAAAGCACACCTTCGCAAAAAGAAACATAAAAGAGGATAATCCGATATGATTACCAACCGGGAAGAAGTGATAGATAAGGCATTCAAGGTGTTTTTGAGGATGAACTACGAGAAAGCGAGTATCAGCACGCTGGCGAAAGCCTGCGGGGTGGTAAAGACGGGGGTAGTATATTATTTTCCTCATAAACTCGACTTGTTTATGGCGGTAGCAGACAAGTATGTCATACAGATGCAGACACCAGCCAACAAGTTTGCCAGGCCGACGGAAACACTGGCTGAATTTATAGAACAGTATGTGGCAGGAGTGAGTGCAGTCATGAACCATATCATCAAACAGGTACAATGCTGTGCAGATGATAATGAATGCTGTCCCAACTTCTATTATTTCCATTTCCTTTCCCAAGTGAGGATGTATTATCCCGGAGCCCGTGAAAAAATGGAAGAAATATTCCGCAAGGAACACGAACTATGGAAGGCGGTCATACAGAAGGCAAAAGAGAGCGGTGAAATAAAGCAAGATACGGATGTGAAAAAGACCGCCTCGTTGTTCCGTCAAATATTCCTGGGCATGTCCTATGAGCAATCGTTCCTGAATGGTCTGGATGTAGACGAATTGAAAGAGAAATTAGATTATCTATACTCGCTCCTGAAAGCCTGACTTCTTTTAGCAATATTTAAAATATTTCGATAAAAATATTTTCTGAACAATCGTTCAGATTTCAATACTTTGCTTTATCTTTGAGGTATAAAGCAACCGCCAAAGATATGGACAAGATACAGAAGCAACGGTCAAGCATCGTCCTGTACAGAGAAAAAGTGAACGGTGAACGCTACATACGGATAAAGTATGCAAATAATCCGGCAATTGCCCTACTACTTTCCCAGGAGAGCGGCATACAAATGGCGGACAACGCTTCCGCCTACATAACAGTTACCGCCTTTAAACTACCGGATTTCTCCGACCGCTCTTCTCCCTACGCCTGCATAGATTACAGCCGGACGTACGTGCAGCATCCCAAATCACAACAGACATACATGTTACCGGAAGACTATCTGAAACTACTGAATCTCACCTCACAAGGCGTTGTCAGTGAACGGATACTGGTACGCATCATGGGCAAAATTTGCTGGGATACAACAATATTAAAGATGACGAATATTTATCTTCATGTAACGAATGCCCTCAAGTCAAGCATACCCAATCCACTTGATACGCTGGATGATTTGTAGGGTGTAGCTATTAGAGATTAGGAAACACACCTGTCAGGTGTCAGTTATCAAAATAGAAGATACCAAACAAGTGTTTTTACAAATAATATTAACATCAAAAAGCAGTGTACCATATATGGAATTAAGAGATAAACTTTTTACGGAAGAACAGTATATAAAGCAATTGGCTAAGTATTATTGTCGAATAGAAAAACTTAATAGTATGATAGAACAATCAGAAAAAGAGGGAGATGAGATTAGTCCTGATTTGTATGGACGTTTATTTGATTGTAGAGTTTATACTATCGTAACGATGTATTCTATGGGGGAGAATTTAGAATTTATAAAATCCAATTATATTTCGACAATCAATGTTTTAGAAAAATGTTGGACTCCGTATGGCTATTATGTTCAGATGTTATGGCTGCTTTCAATAGGTATCATGTTGGAGTATGATAATAATGTCATTCACAAACTCCGTGTACTTATAGACATGAAAGAAGTTAAAGATCGTGTTTATGATGTATTGCTGAATTACTGTTTCCCGGAACGGAAGGAAATGGCGGATTGCGTGTTTGACGCTATGCCTTATCGGGCAATCTTGGAAGTGTCGGATTTGGCTAAAACAAACAAGACACAGGCGACAAAGCGATTGGAAAAGTATCTCAAAAGGGAATGGTATCGTGGACATTCCGATTGCGCTTGGCATGACGACCACAAATATGGTCTAATACATGACGGATATTGGTGTTTTGAGAGCGGTGCATTGGTCAAGGTTTTGGGGCTGGATGATAGCAGCCTGAAAGGGTTGCCGTATTATCCATACGATATGGTACACTGGAATGAGAATAAAATATTATGTTAACGAAGCGTGATAACGCCTTACAGCGTTCCCCGCTATCCCATTAACATTAATATATTACAATATGATAGAAATAGAACAGTGGGGAAAGATGATAATCTGGTTATGGAGCAGGTATATTAAGAAAAAACCTATTCCATATATTGATCTCGAATTCCATTATCCCATGTGGATGTTTTATCTTGTTGGTGGAATATTAGGAGGATTGATACTTGGAATCGCACTGTTCTATTTTACTATAATAAACTAATAGCTTTATAAATTGAATGTTAACAAGGTCGAGCCAACAGCTTAATGCTGTTCCTCACCAAACCATTATAAACAATATGTATCGCATTGCAAACATAGTACTATTTGTTCTTGCCATTTTCGTGGTAATGGGTTGCTCTTGTAGTAAAACTCTGTGTGAACGTAACATACAAGATGATATACTCAATATTGATAAATTCCGTAAACAAAGTAAAAAAGAGTACCGCTATATAGAAGAAGATGCGGAAAGATTGTTTGCAAATTCGGCAGCGGTTTATCCCGATACATTATACCGCCAACAATATACTTCATTGCAAGGTTATTTCTATGGAGAAACTGGATTTGACTTATATTGTATATGGTATGCACAGTTTAATGCCAATAATAGGAAACACTATCGTTGTGAACGTAAGACATTAAACAAAATATTCTATTGTGTAAATGATATGTTGAGATGTATTGCCGGGGGCGGAACTGGCTTTGCACATGAAACATACCGCATACCAGCATACACAGAGTATTACATCTATAAATATCAGAATATGGAAGCCAATAAACAGTACCAAGATAATGACATAAGCCAAACGATTTCAAATTTATGGCAGATAATGGCTACATATAATAACGAAGATATGCCCTTTGAAATATTAGCTTATAAAATGAAATACATATATGAAAATGTGGAATATATAAAATCATTACTTACTGCTGAAATATATAATTATTGCCTGCAAGAATATATGTGCAGACTAATAAACGAAAATGTAAGTGAGCAAGAACAATTAAGTTTATAACAACGAAAGATAGCATCTGACGATGCTCCTTTCTAACCATTACCGATAATGACTAAAGTTATAGATATGAAACACCTACAAATGATAACAATGATGTGTGTGATTTGTGTAACTGCAAGTTGTACAACGCAAAAGATTGCATATAGAGAACGGTTTGAAGACGCAAAAGGATATGCCCTTTATGCTTGTATCGCACACATGAACAAGTTTGTTGATAGTACATCATTTATCAACAAAGATTATTCCGGCGAATATTTTGTTCAATTAAGCAGTTTATCGCTGGAAGAAATTATCAGAATTAAGGAATATGTGGACAAAGAATGTATGAATTATTGGAGCATATCACAAAATCCGGAAGGTAATATGATTGCATATTCATCATGGAAATTCTATAACTCCAAAGACTTGGATAACTTTATTCATAAGACATTAAGGAAAAATATCGGTAACTACGAAAGATAGCATCTAACGATGCCCCTTTCTAACCATTACTAACAATACGAATAACTCTTTATGATAAAATTTATTTTAGATGCGATGTATTATCAGATATTCATATTTAATAGGGATAAATTTATATTGGAAAATCCACATGAGCGGACGATACAGATAATATGTGGAATATTATTTCTTCCTGTTATAGTATTGGTATATCTACTGATAGAGGAGAATTTCAATTATAAAACCCCTTTTGTGTTTTTCATCATAATCTATGTTTTATTATACAAGACATTCTGTTCGTATTATATCAAAAGGTATGGAAATTATAAGGAGTAAACCTCTGATATTTAATAGCCAAAAGGCTTCTTCCTTCATATCATGGATGATTTATCCCATTTTGGTTGTATTACTATATTTTATAATAATACATCGTCATTGGCTAAAAATTATACAATAAAGATTTAATAAGTTAGTAACAACAAAAGATAGCCTCTGACGATGCTACTTTCTAACCATTACCGATAAAAATGTAAAATGAAGATACTTTTTTATATCATATTGTCAGTGCTATTCCCATTTCAAATGATAATGGGGCAAACAGGGAAAGACTCCATTCTTTTCCGTGGGAACATTGTATATGATGGTGATGCCAGTGAAGCTACTTTCCTACATGAACTATATATAAAACATAATCCTAAACAACGATATCCTATCGTTTGCGATTCGAATTTTTCCATTAAATGTATGCGTGGAGATACACTGCTCATAGAACATTTTGACACAAGGTATCCTTACTGTTTTCAAGTAGTGGAATTTATTGCGAATGATACGCTTCCACAGAATATCCATATCTGGAGATACCCAAAGTCTTGCAATAATTGGTATTATCATCAGAAATATAAAACGACCAATCTATCAGTTAAAGATACTATCAGAAAATCAGAACTGGTCGGTACATATAAATGTAGATGGGAACTAGAAAACAGCGACTGTCTGGTTACATCTGATGCAACCATGAAATTAAATGCTGACAGCACATTTGAATTGATTGATGAATGGGTTAGCTGGGATATATCTGGAACTGTTTTCTATACAGGGAATTGGGAGATTAAACAAAATACAGTCATTTGCAAAGTTGTTCCCGAACTGATTCCTTCAACTATACAAGAACGTTATCCCGGTCAAGTGCTACATTTTGTCTGGACAAACCTGGAAGATGATAGACAAGAAATTATGAAAGAAGAAAAAGTCTATAAGTTTCTTGTATGTAAGAAAGGGTTAATTCAGACAGATAAAATAGATTGTATATATAAAAAAATAAAATATCGGTAACTACGAAAGATAACATCTGGTGATACTCCTTTCTAACCATTATAAACAATATGCATCGGCAAGTAATCGAAAGAAAAGAAAATTATAAAAAGAGAAAAAATAAAGCATTAATTTACTATAAATCAGCATATAAGATAAGATTACATATTTTCTTTTTTTCTTCATGTTT